TGACCATGTATCAATTGTTGTTGCTGAAGTTGAAGCGGTAGCAAGAGCAGAACCAAGAAGAACATCTGGAAGAGCAATACTTGTCGCTGCTGCTGCACCAAGAGTTGGTGTAACAAAAGTTGGACTATTAGTAAATGCTACTGTTGAAGATCCTGATTCATCAGTTAATGCTGATGCAAGGTTTGCAGAAGATGGAGTTGCAAGGAATGTTGCTACTCCAGTTCCAAGACCTGAGATACCAGTTGATACTGGAAGACCAGTTGCATTTGTAAGTGTTAATGCACTTGGTGTTCCAAGGTTTGGAGTTGTTAATGTTGGTGATGTAAGTGTCTTGTTTGTTAGTGTTTGAGCGGTAGAAAGATCTGCTGTAATAGTTGTATTAATGCTAAATGAATTACCAGTTAGTGTTAAACCATTACCTGCAACAAATGTTCCAGCACCTGAGAACTGAGCCCAGGTATTCTGACCATTTTCAGCAATTGCTTCAGTAGCAACAAATCCTTTGCCAGCATTTGTATCTCCTGCTTCTACGTATACAAATGAACCTCTAGTTAAATCATTACCTATGCTGTTGGCATCAGTTGTTCTAGTAAACACTGATGCTGCTGCTGCGCCTCTTGATCCATCAGAGCCAAGAACAGTTGTTTCATAAATACCATTTTGTGCTGTATCGGTTTGATTTTTTACAAGAAATCTTGTTCCTGGCCCACCCATTTGATTATCTATATAATATAGACCAGTGGCATTTGCTGTAAAGGTTCCATCATTATAAGTTACACCAGTTAATTGTGCTGTTGTTGCTGAAAGAACAGAGGCTTTAATATCTAAACCTTGAGCAACACCGTCTACATAATTCTTTGTTGCTGCATCTTGTGCAGATGTTGGATCTCCAAGACCTGTAATCTTGTTTGTGCCCATTGCGATTGCGCCAGACATTGTTCCACCAGCAAGTGCTAGTTTGTTGCCAAGGTCTGTTGTCAATCCTGAAATTTTTGACTGAGCAATTGCTGCTGCTGAGTTAATGTCAGCATCTACGATTGTATCGTTAGCAATCTTTGCAGAAGTTACTGCGCCATCTACAATCTTTGCTGTTTCTACAGAGTCTGCAGCAAGTTTAGCAGCGGTTACGTTAGCATCTGTAATCTTTGCTGTTGTTACTGCGCCTGCTGCAAGTTTACCAGTAGTTACGTTTAAGTCTGTAATTTTTGCTGTAGTTACTGCATTGTTTGCAATCTCTGCTGTATCAACTGCTGAATCTGCAATCTTAGCATTTGTAACTGAGTTTGATGCAAGTTTTGCATCTGTTACGTTAGCATCAAGAATTTTTGCTGTTGTAACTGAGTCTGCAGCCAATTTTGCTGCTGTAACATTTGAGTCAACAATTTTTGCAGTTGTAACTGAGTCTGCAGCAAGTTTTGCTGCTGTTACGTTAGCATCAACAATCTTTGCTGTCTCTACAGAGTCTGAAGCAAGTTTTGCTGCTGTTACGTTTGCATTTGTAATTTTTGCGGTAGTTACTGAATCTGAAGCAAGCATTGTTGCTGTAACTGTTCCAGTATCTCCAGTAGTAATAACTGTTCCATCTACGTTTGGAAGTGTAATTGTACGGTCTGCTGTTGGGTCAACTACTGTAAGTGTTGTCTCATAAGCGTCTGCTGTTGCACCTTCAAATGTAATCTGTGTATCAAATACTCCAACTGCTGCTGGGGCTGACCATTCAACACCATATGTAGCAGATGAGTTTGCTGTAAGTACTTGACCATTTGTGCCAATTCCTAAACGAGCAACTGCATCGTCTGCGCTACCAACAATTAAATCACCCTTAGCATCTACTGTGCCTGCTGTGATTATGTTCTTTCCATTAACGGTCGCAGTTGATCCTTCAACTACCAGTCCCGCTTTTACTCTAAAATCTTTTGTTACGGTTGCCATCTTTTATCTCCTTGGTTAAGCCTTTAATCCCATACGCATGTAGCGTAGAGTTATAGGGGTTTGTCCGCCCACTGGAACCACAGTTAGTGAAACTGTATCCCCAGCCCTTGAAACAGAGATGGTGCCAATATTCCCATCGTTGTCTATCGTTGCATATTCTGTAACTGAAACGTCTGTTCCATCTACAAGAATATTCATCTCTGTGGCGTAAAATTTATTTGCGCCACCAGAAGTCTTTTTAATTGAGATTACATATCTCATTGATCTAAATTCGCTTGCTAAAAAGTTGTCAAATACTGTTGAATTTTCAATACCAGTTATTGTTGATTCGTTATTTCCATTACTGCCTAAATCTGTTGCTTGGGCTGACAGGGTATCAATTAAATCAACATAGTTTTCCTGGGTTGGTCGATCTCCAGTTTGAAATAGTGCTTTAACTGCTGAAAGTGATGTTCTAGCCATATGGAAATTATATCACATTATTAAAGAATATAGTTATTAATTCCGATTATTTGAAGCCCAATTCCAGGTACGGCTGTTGGTGATATTCCAATGTTTGTAAACCTTACCCTAAAGGGCAAAACCTCTTGTATCTTTGTAAACCTTACAAAACCATTTATTTTAGTTTTAGGATAATTTATCCTAGAAATTTTTTCTGATTTATTTTTAGATAAATCTATAATTGTTGCATAAGCCATTACGACTCATCGCTGTTTGTAATATCTTCAATAACTGTTAATACGCCACGAGCAACTGTCCATACCCTGCTAGCATCTCTTAATTCAATATCAAAAATATCTCCAGTATTTAAACTTTTTGATTGAGTAGATGTTAAGGATACTGTGAATTCTCCATCATCATCTGCTGCTAGGGCAACAGGGGTAAGGTTTAACACTCCTGCTGGATCTGCATCATTTAAATTTCCTGCAACTGCTGGTCTTTTAATTTCCATTTCAATTGTCCATTCGGAAATATCAAGTGGATCTTTGTTATCATCTGTTACGTATACTCTAAATCCTGCACTGTCTCCTTTTACAATTGTCCAATTAACTGTAGGTGGTGCAGAGCCAATTGAATAAGAATCTTGTTGTGAAGATCTAAGTGTTGCCATTATGATAATCCTGCTTTCAATGATCCCCAACTACCGTTGCCTTTTGGCTGACCAACAATTAATATTCCAGTAGTTGCATTAGCCTTTCCGACTATTGCCACTGCTCCAGAACCAGTTGCTGGTTGTGTTGCTGTTAATCCTCCACCATCTGCTACATAAAGAACATTGCCAGCAGTAAATGAATTTGTATTTGCATCAAGGATTACACCAGAAACAGTAACAACGCCATCTGTGTTATTTCCAATTGCAGAACTTGTTAATCCTAATACTGGAAATGTAGCAATGTTGTCAGAGTCACATTTTCCTATTGTTGTTTTTGTATTAAATCCAGTAACAAAAACTGGTGTTGCTTTTGCAATACTTGCACCACTTACATTTCTAACCTCTATTGTATGATTTACAAGATCAGGAAGGATTAATTCAATTTGTTCCGCTAAGTCTTGCAAATCTTCATGAATGTTTACTGGATCGCTAGAAAGCGGAAAAGGAATATCATAATTTGCGGTTGCACCAGTAGCCATAATCTTATTATTATACCACTTCCTAAAGCAATATTTTTAATAAATGTGCGGGTATATTGATAAAGTTGACTTTAATCCCTAAATCATGTTATAATTAATACACTACCGAAAGGTAGTTTTTGTTTCTAAGGAGGTAACACTAATGAGAAACATTGAAAAGAAGGTTTGGTTGGGGTTACTATCTATCGTTGGCTTAGTTGCGCCTTTTAGCAATTCTGCCAATGCTTTAGATAATAATTTATTGACTAAACAGTCTTTAGAAGTCGTTCCAGCCCCTCAAGGGGCTTTTCTGGTTTCTAAGGATAAAATATTAAAAAAATATGAAAATGCTCATAAATTAACTGATGGGCAATTGGTTGAACTATTAAAGGCTATAGGCTTTAAAGGTAATTCATTAAGATCAGCATGTGCAATTGCTAAGGCTGAATCTAATGGACGACCTTTTGCTTTTAATGGTAATGCAGAAACTGGCGATAGTTCTTATGGAGTATTTCAAATAAATATGATGGGAGAACTGGGTCCTGATCGAAGAGAAAAATTTGATCTAGATTCAAACGTTGAATTGTTTAATCCAGTTACTAATTCAAAAATTACATTTCACATGACTAAGGGTGGTAAAGATTGGTCAGCATGGAGTTCTGTGAACGGACCACGGTACCTAGAATGGTACAGCAAGTATCCTTGTAAGTCCTAAAAATTATAAACAATACCCCCTTGGTAATCCTTGGGGGTATTTTTATTTATAAGACTAGAACGTCTGCTTCTTCAGCAGTTAAAGGTTGACCAGCAATAAGTTTTGCTTTTGCTGATGCTTTAAGTGCTGCTTTGGCTTCTGCCGCTGCATCTTCTTCTGCCTTGCGAATTGCATATGCTTCTGCATCTGTCTCACGTTGAGTAATCTCTTCCGCAGTTAGAGGTCGGATTACTTCTTTTTCATGACCCTCAGCAGCACAGTTGCCACAGCAACATACTTCGAGGGCGGTTAGGTTTTCTGTCATTTTATTTCTCCTTAGTTGTTATGAGTTTTTGATTCCGTATAGGTAAAAGGTTGAATCAGCAGTGTGTGAACCGTAAATAGACACAAGATTAATAGTAGTAATAGCACTTGTGCCTGTCCATATTTCTGTGGCCATTTCTACAAAACCATTACTAGCATTGTTTTCAACAACACCGTCAACAAAGGATGTTTTTTTATTACTGCCAGTATAATTTGGAATGTATATTTCCATATTAGAAAAAGTGCTTGCGGTGGTAACATTACCATTAGCATAACTAAATAAGTTGCCTGATTGACTAGTATAACTACCACTTCCAGCACTTCCAAGATTAGCAAAAAGTAAAATTCCATTGTAATTATTGCCTGTGTCAGAATTAAATTGAACCCTTAGATTTGCATAAATATCTGCTCCAGCAGTAGAGGTTGAACGAGCCGAGAATTTGATAAGCAAATCTGTATAAGTCTGCGGTATTGAAGTAAATGTGACACTAGCAGCAGTTGTAGTAAGGGTTTTACCCTCAATTAAAGTATATGTATTTGCCATTATGCGGCCTTAATTCCGTAAAGAGTTGCTGTTGTTCCAGCGTATAAGAGGGCTACGCCATCATCACTTGCTCCGCAAAAAATAAATATTTCATTAATTGCAGCAGTTGAAGACCATAAACCAACTACTCCGTGGGTCATATAAGGAGCCTCACCACTACGAGATAGAGTATTTTTATAAATATTAGTATTTGAATAGTTAAATATATCTATCATACTTATTATACTCAAACTATTATTACCACTGCCTACACCAGGAGTAGTTGCGAATTTAGTATCACCAGTAACACGACCAGATACGGCGGTTGATGTTTCTCCATAAAGATATGTATAAGAGTAAATAGCAGAAGAATTGTTATTATATCTCCACCGTATATTCCACCCATTATTCGCAATTCCACCATTAATTATTAGTCTTAAATCCGTATAAGTATTAGGAATAGAACTAAAGGTAATTGTCCCGTTGCTAGCAAGTGTGGTAGTAGCGATAGGTTCGTATGTTGCTCCTGCTGGCATTTTTTATGCTCCTTTGATTCCGTAGAGGGCAACTGTAGTTCCTGAAACCCAGTTTGCTGCTCCACCAAATACTATATCTAATCTAGAAATGGCAGTTGTAGAACGATATAAACCTGACCTTAAAGCAATAGTTCCACTACCACTATTGTCTGCTCCTGAAAAAATTTTTACAGTTTTAAACTTATTAGTATTTTTATAATCAAGAATATCTGCAATATTAGCACCAAAAGAATTAGCAATGCTAGAAGGTCCTGTGTCTATTCCCCAGTATGTACCAGCACTAATATTTATGTCTCCAAAAGCACTTGGGCTACTACCATTACCACTTAAGCCATGGGCGGAATAAATATTTGAAGTAGTATCATTATTTATTCTAAGATAGGCACCAGCACCTGTACCATAATCTGATCTAAACAAACCTCTTAATTGCAAATGAGTAAAAGTTTGAGGTATTGAGGTAAATGAAATAGACGAAGCCCCGCCACCACCTACTGTTACTGTTGCAATAGATTCGTAAGAAGAAAGTGGAGCACTAGTAGTAATAGAATTGCTGGCTGATGAGGCTGCTGAGGTTCCATTTGCATTACTCGCCGTTACTGAAAATGTGTATGATGTACTAGCAGTTAAACCTGTTACCGTGATTGGGGATGATCCAGTACCCGTGATTGAACTAGGACTAGATGTTGCTGTAAAGGTAACGCCATTAGCACCTAAGACTGCAACGGTATAAGCAACAGTTGCTGCTACGTCTGATGTAGCAGTTGCAACACCAATAGTAGGGGCATTTGGAATAGCGGCAGATGAAAAACCAGTACTCATTTTTGTAGCATTGACAAGGCTATTACTTGACGTTCTTTTAATTGCCAATTGTATTGCCTTTCAATAGGTATATTATGAATTATACCATTTTTTTAATGCAAAACCTTACTCTACTGGTATCTCAACCCAACTTAAATCATCTTCTGACCAACGATAAAACTTACCTTCTTCTACAGGCATTGGAGTTGGTGCTTGCCAATCAAAGTTAGCATCTAATGACCAAGATGCAAAAGGTTGCGGGGAGATAAAAACATCTTCCTCTGCATTATAAGTATAACCAATACCTGCGTATTGTTTTCTTATGTTGTTGTTATAACTAGTACGTTTACAGGTTTGACCTCTAAAGTTACCGTACCATGTTTCAGGATCTAATCCTTCAATTAATTCTGTTTCATCGATACCCGTGATAACTTCGGTAACAATGTTGTTGTCATCTAAAAATGCATAATGTGCCATGTTGTATTTCCTTTCGCTATAGTATATTCTACCATTATTTGTTTAATGGTTTATGTCCAACTTACGTTTCCAGTACCCTCTGTTATTGTGGCTCTTTTGTATCCACCGCTTGCTCCACTTTCAGTTCCTGTAACTCCTGCGCCAAATGTAATTGTGCGTGAATCTGGGTATCTTAAAATTACGACACCTGACCCACCGCTAGCACCATTTCCAGCAGCATTATCTGTAGCATTGTTACCACCACCGCCGCCAGAGCCTGTGTTTGCATTACCCGCAACCGCTGGTTGGGTATTACTGCCACCAAGTGAACCTGCACCACCACCGCCAGTACCACCATTTGCAGCGCCAACTCTATAACCACCGCCGCCGCCGCCAGCACGAGTAACAGAACTGCCAGTAATGCTTGAAGCAAGACCTGCGCCGCCTGTTCCTGGGTTACCAGCACCGCCAGTACCTCCAGCGCCACCAGCGCCGCCTCCGCCTGCGCCAGTTGAATCGCCAACATTAGCACCACCATTGTTTCCTTGTACTGGGCTACTAGTTCTAGAACCACCACTACCTAAATCATTTGCACCACCACCACCAGAACCACCAGTACCACCAGTTTTATTAGAACTGCGACTACCACCGCCTCCGCCACCTGTTGATGTAATAGTTGAGAATACAGAATTAACACCACTACTACCTAACGCATTGCTGGTTGCACCAGCACCACCACCACCAACAGTAACTGTGTAATTTGTTGCTGTATCAAGATTTAATGCTGAAGCACCACCGCCTCCACCACCTTGCGTTCCAGCGCTTGTTCTAAATCCACCTGCACCACCACCACCTCCTGCATTAAATCCGCCGCCACCGCCGCCTGCAATAACTAAATAATCAACATCAAAATAAACTATTGGTGGCGCAGTAGTAATTTGATTACTTGCTTCTGAGTTAGGAGAATTACCATTAGCATTATTTGCCTTTACTGTAAATGTATAATTTGTTGATGCTGTTAATCCTGACACTGTAATTGGTGAAGTAGAACTAGAACCAGTAATAGAACCAGGAGTAGATGTTGCTGTAAAGGTAACACCATTAGCACCTAAGACTGCAGCGGTATAGGCAACGGTAGCAGAAACATCGTTAACTGCAGTAGCAGCACCAATAGTCGGGGTATTTGGAATAGCGGCACTAGTTGCACCTCTACCTAATTTATAAGTATTCTTTATACTTGAGTCGTCTGAGAATCTTTTAACTGACATTAGATAGTCACCGTTCCTGTTCCTGCTGTAAATACATAAATTTTGTAACCACCTGTTGTTGTTGTTGGCGTTGTTCCACCACCTGTTTTAACTAAACTTCCACTAATAGAAGTTAAATCAGCATAATTATCTGCATAACGCAATATAACAACACCTGAGCCGCCATTGCCTCCTGGTGTATTTGGGTAACCACCACCACCATTAGTATCACCACCAGCACCACCACCTCCGCCGCCTCGATTTACTACCGCATTGGTTGGGGTATCTGTTGAGCCTGAACTTGAACCAGCAGTTCCATTAGCGCCACCATCTTGTCCAAGTCCTGCAGTAAATACGTTATAGTATCCACCACCGCCGCCGCCGCCGCCAGCATAGGTAACAGCACTTCCTGAGTATGAATTACTTAAGCCAGATCCGCCTGTTCCACCAGCAGTTGTATCGCCATTTGTTCCAACATTTTCACCTGCGCTACCAGCACCGCCGCCGCCAGCACCTTGTTGAAATTGTCCTTCATTACCTGCATTTGCGTTTCCACCAGCATTACCTTGACCAGCAGGAGAAGCAGCACCACCACTTTCGCCAATAGTTCCTCCACCACCTGAACCACCAGATAAACCAGCACTTTGACTAGAATACGAACCACCACCACCACCACCAGTTGATGTAATGGTAGAGAAAACACTATTACCACCATTTGAACCTGGATGACTATTACCTGCGGCACCACCTGCACCGCCAGCACCAACTGTTACTGTGAAAGAGCCACTAATGGAAAAATTAGTAGAAGTTTTAAATCCTCCACCTCCGCCTCCGCCTCCACCTGCGGTTTGTCCTACTCCACCACCGCCACCGCCACCTGCAACAACAAGATAATCAACACTTGAAAGTATTGGTTGAGCATCAGTAGTAATTGAATTACTTGCAGCAGAGGCTGTTGATGTTCCATTAGAGTTTGTGGCAGTAACGGTAAAAGTATAATTTGTTGCTGGAGTTAATCCATTAATAGTAATTGGTGAAGAGCCAGTTCCTGTAATAGAACTTGGATTTGATGTAGCAGTAAAAGTTGTGCCAGTTGCACCTAAAACTGCAGCGGTATAAGTAACAGTTGCAGTTGTTATTCCTGTCTTAGTAGCAGTGCCAATAGTTGGAGCATTTGGAATAGCGGCAGATGTATTACCTACTGCAATAGATTTACTAACAATTATTGATGATCCTGTTTTTATACTTTTATTTGCCATTATGCAAAACTTACGTTTCCAGTACCCGCAGTAATTGTGGTTACTTTGTCTGTAGAAACTGTGTTTGTTGACATTGATAATCCTCCACCAGGATTTGAAATTGTATATGTATTTGGATATCTAAGAATTACAACTCCTGATCCACCATTATAAGATGTAATATTGGTAGCACCTCCACCGCCAGCACCTTTATTTGATTCACCAGCAGTTCCAGCAAGACCATCTCTTTGTTGACCTCTACCTCCACCTCCACTACCTCCAGCACCTCCTGTAGTAAAGTATCCAGCACCACCTCCGCCTCCGCCATAGGTTACTGACGAACCAGTAATTGAATTAGAAGCCCCGCCTCCGCCTGCGCCACCAATTGAGTTATTATTTGAACCGCCTGTCCCTCCAGCACCTCCACCACCTGAACCATTGGGCTGGGGAGTTCCAATCATTACACCACCATTATAACCTTCTACTGGAGAGTATCCACCAGCATTACCAGTTCCACCTACACGACTAGCAATACCACCATCTGCAACTCCTTGCTCTCCCTTAGATCCACCTCCAGAGCCACCAGTTGATCCAATTCTAAATGCAGCACCTCCACCATTACCAGATAAACTTTCTCCTCCGCCTCCTCCGCCACCCGTTGCAGAAATAGTAGAAAATGAAGAATTAGTTCCAGAATTTTGAGGATTTGGATATGCAGTTCCAACACCACCTCCGCCAATAGTTACAGAATAGTTAGTTGATAAAAGTAATGATAAAGATGTTCCTTCAAAATTTGTACGATATCCACCTGCTCCTCCACCTCCGCCGCCAGCGCCGCCACCTTGTCCACCGCCGCCACCACCAGCAAGAACTAAGTAAGAAACTGATACTAGTGCATCTGTAGTAATTTCATTACTTGCAGAACTTGCTGCAGATGTTCCATTTGAATTTGTAGCAGTAACGGTAAAAGTATAATTTGTTGCTGGAGTTAATCCATTAATAGTAATTGGTGAAGATCCAGTTCCTGTTAAAGATCCTGGATTTGAAGTTGCTGTAAAGGAAGAAGCATTTGCTCCTAAAGTTGCAGCGGTATAAGTAACAGTAGCGCCTGTTCCACCAGTTTTTGTAGCGGTGCCAATTGTCGGGGTATCAGGTATGGCAGCACTAGACGCCCCCATACCCATTCTAAAACTATTAACTAGACTAGTTTTATCCGATAGTCTTTTGGTTGACACTTCGACTACCCTCCTAAAACTAGGCTATTTCGCTGCCGTATACGTTAAATGCTAGTGTTGAGGTTGAAGCGTAAATTGTAATAACATCTGTTGTTGCTAATGTTAATCCAAGTGTTAGAGTAGTTGTATCGTTTGCACCTACAGTTACATCGTATGCAATGTAGTGCTTGTTAGCCTGACCTTCTCCAGCAGGACGAACAGAAATTCGATAAGTTGCAGCAGATCCAGCAAGGTTTGCTACAGTGATTGTCGATACTACCGTTGAGGTAGAGGACGGTACTGTATAAAGCGTAGTTGCTGTAGTTGCTGAAGGGTTGGACTGTGCCAAAACCTTGTAAGTAGTAGCCATGGTATTGCCTCCTATAAATAGACTTAGACCTATTATAGCATTATTTTATTTAATGTACCCGCTTTTGGTGGTCTGGATATTTGTTACTATCGGTATGAATACCATTAAAATACCTTCTTCCAGACTGGTGTGGTTTAAGCCTGTCTACCCCACCTCTTTCTTTTGAAAGATTATTCATTTCTTCAATTTCATTAATATGTAATTGTTTATCAAATAAATTACTAACCAGTTCTACTTCAAAGTTATCTACAAAGTATCTTGGAATAGGAATAAATGCTCCTATTGCATCACCCTTTTTTATTGTTATTTTTTGGTTTGGAATTGTGATTTTAAAGTTAAACGTAAAGTCTCTTCTTATTTGGTCTGTTTCTATTACCCCAGTCATGGCAGAACATCCAGGTATAAAAAGGTTTGGTGGTTGTATAGTCATTATATTAATACCAATTGGAGTCTTTAATGCAAATAGATTTTGTATTGTTACAATGCCTTTGCCAAAACCATTTTTAATTATTTGTTTTTCTTGATTATCATTATTTAAAAAATTAATCATAGCGTCTGAATCTGTACCGTCCCAAGACACCTCAAAGTCTCTAAGTGAATTAATTACAAATCCGTATTGATTTCCAATAGTAAGTGGTAAACAATAATAAAAATGAGAATTAAACCAATCTCTTTTGGTTTCACCCTTTAATGGTTTGATAACTTCTTTATACCAACCATCATTATCTAGTGAATGTGGAACTATAGCAATTTTATTTTCTGGAATTTCAAATCCAGAATTATTTAAATAATTACCAGACATAACTTAGATTTTTTTCAAATGTCCAAAATGAGGCAATAGTATATCTAATGTTATTTTTAATTTTAGTAACTCCATGCAAATGCTCTGGATCTCCTGGATGTATTGCTAATTTACCAGCCTCTGGAGTTATTTCAAAATTATAGTTTGGATAATAAGTATGTCCGCCCTCATAGTCATCATTAAGATATATAATAGATCCAAAAACCCTATGCTCAAAACCCTTTATGTCTGTATTTGTCATATCGTCTGCATGTGGAGTTTGTTCCATTTCTGGAAACCAACGAATTGCCTGCAAGGTATCAGAGTACACTGGTTTATCTATATTATATTCTTCTTTAATTTTTGCAGCACACCTTAAATTTGCATCTTTCATAATTTCTGCTGCAACTTTATCATAAGTTAATAACTTACTATAATTAATTACACGGTTGTCCCAAAATCCAGAACCTCCACTTTCCCATAAAGACGAATCTTTAATTTTATTTATTAAATATTCACAATCTTTTTTTAAAATAAAATTTTTAAACGTTTTTGCTTTATTCATTTCTCCCCTTATCAATTAACTCTTTTCTCCAATTTCTCCAAGAATCAAATAATTCTCCTAAATTATAACCAACGTAGTTATAAAAACTTTCTATACTTCTTTCATAAAAAATATCATTTTCTTTAATATCTTTACCTATTAGTATATCAATAATTCTGTCTGTTGTATAGTCTCTTAATAAAAAATATTTTTCTGGAAAATCTTGAACTAATCTTGGTCTTTTTATTCTATCAGAATACAAATGATAAATTGGTACATTTTTTGGAATATAAACGTTATATCCAGCAGTAAAGGCTCTAACACCGTTTAAAACTTCTTCTCCCCAAAATAAAACCCAGTCTGGTTGTGGAATTTTTTTAAAATAATCACTTAAAGAAAAAATAAAATGTCCAGTTAAATACCAATCAATAGCGTATTCCTTGTTTTCAAGTGTTTGTAAAACTATTCCCCTTGGAGATAGGTCGTAGGAATGCAAAATATTCTCTTTGGTTGTGTCAGTATGCACAGTAAATGAAACTGGATAATCTTGTTGTTTTTTTTCTTCTGTGCCATCTTCTAAAATATCAAAAACTGGTAACGCACCGCTAAGTATTGCTTTATTATCACCTGTAGACTCTATAATATTAATTAATTTTGTATCCCATCCTTTATCAAATCTTGAATGAGAGTCTACTTGTAAGGTGTATTTATAAGTACTGTCAAGCCATTTTAAACAACGATTTCTACAAGCGGTAACGCTAAAAACTGTACCAGCCTGCTCAATTTCATATTTAACTTTATTGTTATATGTTTTTTTTAGGCTTAAATTTTTAATTTCATTTTTTAAAGCATGTATAAAACATCCAACTGTTATATTTTCTGGATTATCTGCTTCAAGAAAAAGTGAATCTATTGTACTTTGTAAATATGGATCTCGATAAGATGCTATTGAAACATAAATCTTATTCATTACCATTTTCCTATTGGGCATCTGGATGCTTCAATTTTTGTTTTTGCTGTCATAAAACATCTACATTTTTTACATTGTTTTGTAATTTGTATTAATTCTGGGCAAGATATGCATATATCAAGTCTTGATTTTGCAACTTCATCACTAACACGGTTAGTTCTTGGATTTAAAAAATCCAGTGGAGTTGATCCATTTTTTTCTTTATACTCTGACCACTTACTCATATTATTCCCCTGTTTTAATAATAAATTTTACACCGTCAAAACTAGCCTTTAAATCTTCTACATATCCGCCATTTTCATATTTTGATAAATCTAATATTAATGGATTTGAAAGTAAAATTGAACCTACATACTCTGTGGTTTGCCATGTTTCTACTACTTGATCATCTATTAATATTTCTATTGTCATACCATTATGTTCTATATATTCAGATGAGACATCTCTAAATTCTGTAGCGTCTAATAATTTTTGTCCAAATGTAGCCCAGACTGGAGCAGTATACAAAACCTCTCTATCAATAACAAAGGCAACCCCTATGCCTGGAATTTCTGGGCTATAAATATAATCAATTGAAGCATCTGTTACCATATATTTTTCTCCTTATTAAAAGTATATCTTATCTTATCCATAATTACAAGTTGTTGTATATCCACACTGTCCTCCACGAACACCACCACAACATCCGCTTGGATAGCATAGACCATTAATAACATCTTGTGTAGTACAAGATTTGTTTTGAACAGGTGGTGGCGTCGCAGGTGGTGGCGTCGCAGGTGGTGGCGTCGCAGGTGGTGGCGTCGCAGGTGGTGGCGTCGCAGGTGGCGGCGTTACAGGTGGTGGCGTTACGGGTGGTGGGGGAGGAGGAGGTGGGGGTGGTGGTGCTGCTCCTGCTGGAGAAACGTTATTGCTTGCTGATGAAAACTCAGAATCTAAAACAGTATTACTTAACTTTACTGTAAAACTATAAGATGTTCCATTTGATAATCCAGTAACTGTAATTGGTGATCCAGATCCAGTATTAGAAATTGAACTAGGAGATGAAACTACTGTATAAGTTAAAGAAGAATTTGGTTTACCTAAATATGTTGGTGCTGTAAATGTTACACTTGCTTGACCATCGCCAGCAGTTGCAGACCCAATTGTTGGTGTTCCTGGTTTACGACCAGCAGAAGATGATACGGGTCCTAGTCTTGACATTATGCAACTAAGTCTCCAAGAACAACCCAAGAGTCAGTAGCACGTTTAATACATACGGCAGATGACCATTGTGCTCTTAATTTTAATCCTGGAGTTCCGTTTACAGTTGTAGTTCCTGGAGTAGTTGCTGCAATAGTTACCTGTCCCGTGCTTGTTTGTAAAATTGTAATTTGTGCACCTGTTGCAAATGCTTGGTTGGCGTTTGTTGGAATTGACAAGGTAACTGCAGAAGCACTTGACACCTCAACCATTTTTCCATTATCGGCAAGAACAAGTTCATAGGCAACTGTTTGTGGATTAATTGAAAGATTTATAACTGGAGCAGTTAAAGTTTTATTAGTTAGTGTTGCACTATTAGTAAGTGTAACATCTGGTGTTGTCCAGGCTAAACCTGATGCTGTTGCTGAGTTGGCTGTTAAAACTGTTCCATTACTTCCAACAGATAAAATAGATAATGTGTCATTTGCTGAAGCAGAAAGTAGATCACCTTTAGCAGCAAAGTCTGTTTTTAGTAGTGCAGTTGAAAGATCAATTGCAGTTATCTGACTTTGTAAACTATTAATTGTATAAGCAATAGATGGATTTACAAGGTTTGCTGTATTAGAGTTTGATGTAGTATATGTATAATCTCCATAGTGATATAAACGCAGTGCTGCTTGTATGTCGGCAGGATCTGATAATCCTGGAATTTTAGTTGGTACTAACGTACCTATTGATTCTGCTGCCATATATCACCTCATTAGAATTATATCATAAAGATATAGACTAAGACTCCTCATCTAAAATTGTTATAAATAAATGTGTTGTTACTTCTCCCTCTAAAACCGCCCAATCTCCATATGGGCCAGAATCTACATCTGTTCTATGCTCAACTGCTTTAAAGTTTATAACTAAATTTTGATTGTTTCCAGCAAGTGCGGGTATGCTCATAGAGGCTGCAACTGGATTATCATTAACAATACTAAATTGAACACTGAAGTTACTAGCAGTTAGTGATGTTTCAGAGGTAATATTTGAAATAGGAATCACAATCTGTGCAACTCCATTGACATAAGTTGTTGTGTGATTAACTGAATAGATTGTTGGATTTAATTCTAAAACTTCAATCCAGGTATTTCCTCCAGGTTGAGATACGTATTGATATAAATATCCATAATCTGCACCTGGAGAGGTATTAATGTATAAATCATTTAGTAGTGGGGTTTGTCCAATTTCAATAGTGTTGGGATCTCCTATTCCAACAAATGTTTGACTTCCACGAGTTCCTGTTGGTCCAATATCTACAAGAAGTTCTACAACTTCTGGGGGACCAAGAACTGTAATGTCGTCATTGTTTAATAAAACATCAGGCATTATACTGCACCAGTAATATCATTGGTTACTGTAATTGATCCAGCAAGTAGTGTATAAATTTGTGTTCCGTTTGTAATTTGAACGTCATAGACATAAGTTCCTGCTGAAAGTGTTCTTCCAATTGCTGGAGTAATTGTGCATGTTACAATGTCTGTTGTTGTATTAACAACTGTAACAGCAGCAGTTTGAGTACCGCTTGGTCCTGATTGATTTGCAATTGTAAAAGCGGCAGTATAACCTGTTAAATCAAAGGCTGAACCATCCGTTGTTTTAGGTCGAACCACAAATTGAGATGTGTCGCCACGGTAATAACTAAAACTATAACTGCCTGGAAATGCCATTAGTCCTCCTGATCCATTATACCATTAACAAACAGCAATATAGATACCATTTAGAACTATATTACTTTCATTATCTGCCCTGAATTGAATTGCTCCACCTAGTGTTCTAATTCTTTGAGCATCTAGATATATGGTTTGGTTATATGACATATCGTATGAGTATTGATATTTTAGAGTTGAAACATATCCTATTGGAGAGTTGCTATAATCTGGAACAAATAACCTAGCCCAAACCTCTGTATTATTCATATAAGTAGTTATAGTAAAGTCATATCTTACATCTACCTTTGCTCCAATTTTTAAGGCTTTAAAGTTAAAATTTTTTGATTCATTATTCCATAAAGTATTTGCACCGATTGGCATATAGATCTCATTAGATGTTTCTTCGTCTTTCATAAAATTTATAGATACCCATCCGTCATCCCCTCTTTCTGGACCAAGCCTAACTTCACTTAAATTTTTATTCCTATAATATGCCCATCCTGGATATTGACCAGATACGCTGTCATAGCCTTCTGCACCCTTACCTGGCTCTCCTCGCTGTCCTTGTGGACCTTCGGGACCTCTATCCCCTTTTTCTCCTTTTAAACCTTGTATACCTTGATCACCTTTTTCACCCTTTGGTCCAGTTTCACCTTTTTCACCTTGGATTCCAGGAACAGCAATATACTGTGTATTTAATTCTTGGGTGCCTTGTACTGCTTCGGAGTATTTTTTCTTTTTTGAAACGTCTGGGAAGTCCATGCTTTTAGCCATGGCAGAGTTATTTCTTTACTTTAAATACTTTTTTACCAATTTTAACAATTGGTGGAAGGTTATCTTTTTTTGCTGATATTTTTACTATTGGCATTATAGACCTGGAGTTATATCACCTAGTACACATATGGTTCCAATTACTGGAGTCCATACGGTGTCTGCATTTTGACCACTACCGCCCTCAATTACTATTTGTAAATCAAACTGTAGTTCGGCAACAATTGAGCGGTATTTAGTACCACCCCAATTTTCAGTAATACTTGCTGGAGCAAAAATTTCAACATACCCATCTTCGGGGGTAGTAATAAGTTCATCTAAAACATCTCCATTGGAATCATAGGATGTAGCGCTATATGTCCAGTCTGAGGTGTCGTATGGTGTGGTTTCGTCATCTTCAAAAAACTCTACCTTTAGGGTTGCACTATCTCCACGGACTACTGTCCACTGTATGTTGGCTGGTGTTGCGCCATATTTTTCAATTGTAGATACGCACATAATATTTGATTATACCATAAAATATGCTAACCCCTAGGCGCAGTGGGGGGTGGGGGCAACCTAGGGGCAGCACTCAAATTATAACATTATATATTAACACACATTATATTTATAACAAATCGTTATAATCCAGATATATAAAAATTGTTATTGAACCGTTATAAAGGTTTGGCATAAAGTTCGAAAAATCCAGAAGTTATGGTGTATACTTAAAATATATAAAGAAAAGAATATACTGTAAATAGGTTTTTAAGATATCTTTATATATAGTTATTTAGAATGATTTTTTAAATGTTCGATCATTAAGTCAAAAATTTTTTCAGTCTTCTCTTCTAATCTTGTAATTTGGTCCTTCATCGAGGATCCATTATTGGGCTTCATTTCGTAAACAATATCTTCTACGTATTTTTTAACAATCCATCTTACGCCCACTCCAACAATTGCAATTATGGACAATAAAGTTAAAATCATTCCTGCCCAGTCTTGAGTTGTCATGAATCCAATTATAACATTATTTATTTTAAATTTCGGCGGGAATTAACGAAGCCGAAAAATAGAGATAACAAACCTTCTCCCACCTAATATGACTAATACATAGTCACTATGGTGTAGTAACTGTCAAACCTTCTATGCGGCTATAGTGATATAATTGATATATGGGAATACTGTGGTTTGGTATATGTGTGTGTATGGGGTATGGTGTAATAAGGTTGTTTAATAAATATAATAAATAACCAGGTGGTTATCTTTTAAAATACCAGGCGATAATTGTTATACCTGCCAAAATTGCAAGAATTAACAAACCTCTATCTAAGTGATTGTATGGATCTGTGTGAACTAAGTAATTCATTATTCCTCAAATGAGGTTTGGGATTCAATCATTTCATTAGTTACCGTGGTTTTGCAAGAACAATGATCACAAACCTCTTCTTCAAAAACTTTTAATGCCAAACCATTGTTTATAACTTTTTCGTTATTGGGCATACCATCATCATCGGCTATGGAGGTTTCGAGGTTTTCTAAGAATGGCATTACTTACAACTACCGCAATAGTTATATGCTCTGATGTTTGCTTTGGCTACCCAGAGTATTTTGCCACAGCCAAAACAGGTCTTCATAGAGTATTGTTTTTCTCTACGATCCCGTCGAATTTCTAGTCCTAGTAAATGCATCCATATATTCTATCATATAGACCACCAGGTTGTCGAATTGTAGAAGTACCCGACTTTTTCTTTGTACTCTGCGTATATTTTATTTATCTTGACCCAATCAGGATCATGAGTTTCCAAACCACAATATCCGCATAGCCCAGAACCTGTGTATCTATATACGTGTTGGCACATATATTGATTATACCCTATACCCTGGAAATCTGAAAAAATTTTCATTTTGACAAAATCTGAATATTTTTCTTAGATGTACGATACATGTTTAAAAATAATATAATAAAAAAAAATAGTGAGCACACTGCAGGCATGCTCACCATATAGTCTATGCGTTAGCAGTAGCCTTGCGTCCTTGTATCCAACCTGAGTGAATACCAACTAGCGGTGCGTCAATGTTTACTGCTGTGCCAATTGGTAATGCGTTAGAGTATTGATCAATAAACTCTAGTATTTTTTCTTTGCTTGTAAATGGCATGTCTGCCACCGAGCCGTTAACTGTTGTTAGTTTTACTGGTATCACTTGTCTCTCCTAATCAATTTAATTGAATAAATGAACGCAATAGTGCCAACCAACAACCATGTTGGTATCTCTACTGCTAAGGCAATGCTCTCGGCATATAAACCAAAACCATCTAAGTCTAAAAATAGTTCCATAACTACTTAACCTCCTCATCTAAATTGTATTGAGCAGATAGATAGGCGTTAGCCTGATTTAACGCTTCAAGGATACTCTGATCCTCTCGGTCATAGCGAGCCTGTTGGGCTTTTCTAATATCCGAAATAAGGGGATTGTTAGGGTTATTGTTTATCATTTGTAGTTCTCCTTTCAAGAGACTTTCTTTCTATACCTGCAATTCTAGCAGGGGGGGCTGACAATTTAGGGGGGGTTATTTGCTAGGCTCACTGTGATTTGTCTCACATTTACTTGCTAGGCTCACGCCCCTAAATAATTCTATATTTAATTTTCTATAATGGAATTATAGCAGGGATAACCCCAAAAGTCAACACGACACGCCGTAAATAACACGCATGTAATTAGTGATATATACCACACGACATATCGGACATATCGGACATGCAACCCGGCTCGGTCGGGTGTGTCTGAGAGGGTTATCCACATGACGTAGATCACATACCCATTTCACGCTCAAGTTATCCACATGACCTACATCACAAGACACAATGTCCGTTTTGTCCTACCTACTGGTCAGTAAATGTCAGTGGTCGCTGTTATACTTCTAGTATAAAGATTGAACAATAAGTAAATCTCTTAAAGAAAGGAATTCAAAATGAATTCACTACTAAACAAAGTGTGTAAGCACACCGCTAATCTATTAGCGACATCTATCGTAAATGATATGAAATATAGTTTCTGCGAAAATTGTGAGCAGAATATTTATTCTCACTATATTGAGGATAGCGAATTGCTATCTTATTGGTCTTCATGGAAGGTAGGTAAGTAAATGATAAACTTTGTAAAAGATTTAGAATTAACTAACTATCTTGCTGACGAGCAGATAGACCCTCTAGCAAAAATGCTAGATGAACTTATCTTAAAAGGAGAATATAAATGATAACTCTTAATTGTCGTCTATGTAATGAAAAAGTTTCTAGCGAATTTTTTGATGAGCAAGATATAATTACTTGCTCTAATTGTTGGGAATAATAAAATGTTAAAAGAAATAAAAAACAAAATTATTCGTATTCAAGAATTGCGCCGTAGTAATGCGGCAACACCAATTCCAAATAAAAAAAAATATAGTAGAAAGGTAAAACATAAAAATGCAAAATAATACAGAAAGCATAACTAAGCAATTTGAAAACGCAGTTGAATTAACTAATTTAACCGAAGCGCAATTAGAAATTGTTAAACAAATTTTATTAGATAAATTTAACTAATAAAAAATTTTTGCAGAAATAAAAACTCTGCAAAAAACCCGGCACGCATGGCGTGTCGTCCACAGCCTGTGGATAACTTACGTACGATGTGATTTTTCTCACACAGTTTGAGCGTCTTATTATTTGGGATTACTGGCTAGTAGGTTGTAAATGTCTGTTAATTCTGATAGACTTACGGAGTAAGAAAATAACGAAAGGAAGTGGCTAACAATGGCTAACTTATACACAATAGAAGATTTGCTAATTGGTAAATCTTATTCATCTAAATCCTTAACTGACGGAACAATTATTTCCGCAGAAAAATCTAAGGGTGCTCTTTGGTATGGTGATAATACTGAAGCCTATTTTGTAGAAATAGATGAAGGTCGCATTAACAATACTTTCCGCACCGTAGCGGTTCAGGTAGGTTAATAATGTCTGATTACCTTAACTATCTAGATGAGGTCTATGCCGACCTAGTAGCCGAGTATGGCGAGGAGATAACCCTTGCTTATCATCAGGCTAATATAAAGGAGATGTGAGGCAACTCACACTCCAACACACCCCCTATAATTGGAAAATGTCAGCGATAATTGATAGAATAATAACTCAAACAAAAACGAAAGGTGGTCAGAAATGACTTATACTGTAAAACTAGAAACCTTTAATGGTGCTGTAAAAAATATCAACCTACCTTCTCAGGGTGCGGTTGCTCAATTCATAAACACTTACCCAAACCAATTACCTGTTGGCGTATCTGTAAAAATTGCTTGTGATGTGTTGGGTGTTCGTGGCACACTTAGAGGAAAGGCGTTAGCATAATGATTAGTAGCGTAATGACTTTTAAGTGTGATGAATGTAATGGCGCAGGTTATATTTTTTGGGGAGATAATCTTGCCTATGATGTAGAAAAGTGCGAATGTAAAAACTTTGCACTAGGCACTTTATTTACTACGAAAGAGGCTGACTAATGACTAGAAAAGACTACATCAAAACCGCAAACATTCTAAAAAGTTTTGTAGATGAAATTCCACAAAATACTTATGAAGATTTAATTCAAGAATTTGCGGATTGGTTTCAATCAGATAATGAAAACTTTGATTTTGCAAGATTTGAAAAGGCTTGCGGAATTGATGAAATTGGTTTAATTCCTGTTGGCTCTGAAATGTGGAAGGGGTAAAACAAATGATAACTAATTTAGATGTGATTGCAATAATAATTGCGCTACTTGGTTGCTTAACTGTTATGGGTTTATTTTGGAAACAAAATATTGCACAACAAAAAGAAATTCGCAGATTGCGAAATGAATTGCGTAAAGCATTTAAAGTATAAATAAAAATTCCTGAGCAAGAATAAAAACTGCTCAAACATTTGTTCGAAAAACCCGGCGCAGGCGGCGTGTCGCAATCTATACATGACCTTTACGTGTGGTTAAGATCACACCCTAAATTCCCCAGATTAAGGCGTCTAATTGGATTTTGTCAGTTGTATCTGATAGGATAAAGATATAAAGAAAGAAGGAACAAATGGGTAAAGTAAAAGAAGCACTAATGGATATACTAGAGCACGAATACTGCTACGGCTATGGTTGGATATATCAAGGAAATAATGTAGACTTTGATAGTGAGCCTTGCGAGTGTAATCCTTACGCTATATCTGCTGACGAACTAATGGATTGGAAACTAAACTAATGGAATATACTTATTCACTTACTACTTCATATGATGGAGAGTTAATTCATACCCTGCGAGTTAGCGATATGCTAGAAGCAGTTAGGGCTTGGGATAAATGCGTGGACTATGGCTTTGCTAAAGAATACGCAACCTATAATTTGTCTGACCCAACAGGTAAGATGTATACTAAAACCTTCTACACTAACGGAGAGGTCGTAATTAAATAATGGGAAGCATAACAGCAATAGGTTTAGCAGATACAACGCTAGACCTAGAAACACAATTAAAGTATCACTTACAAGGTAATCATTATCCACCAATACCAACAGTAATGGTTCAGCCATGTATTGAGGCTATTGACGCATACTATGAGGAGGATTATTCTCGTAGAATAGAATTACCAGTTGTTGATGGCTTTCAAATTAGTTGGAAGGGCAACACTTGGACTACCGCCAGCGCATTGGTATCACACGCACACCTAGAGTGGTTCATTGAGCCAGCAGATGAGGACTTATATGAGTAAAGACTTGCAAGATAAATTAGATCAGGTTGCAAAAATTCTAGAACCTATTCTATGGGAAACCCTAGCAGAAATTGAGGCTGAATAAATGGCTGCTACAATGATGAACATGGAATTAAAGAAAATAGATATTCTCAAACCTTCTATGATGATGGTTGGAGATTTTATTGGATACAATGATGAGGTAGTTGAAATACTTTCTATTGAATCTGATCCTGACCAATACTTTTGGTATGCAGAGTATCAAAATGAGTTTGGTGAAAAAGATACCGCTCAGTTAGTTGATAATGAATACTATGATTGGTATGTTCACTTAGAATAATTTTTCTGCACTTCCCCGCAGAAAAACCCGGCCCTGCCCGATTTGTCCGTTTTGTACCTTACGTACACTTGATATTTTCTCCACATTCTGCTAAAATATTTATATGACAACACCACAATTAAAAAGATCATTTGACAGAAAGGTTGCTAATCTTGTTACAAAAAATGGAAAGCAAGCCGCAATTGCAAACACGTTCGGTCTTCCCGCTGGAAAGAATTATTCATGCCCTGGTGCCACTAGTGTTTGTGAAAGTGTTTGCTACGCAGGAAAACTTGAAAAACTTTACAAAGCCGTAAAGGCAAACCTAATACATAATTGGGAATTATTAAAAGACGCTGACGAATCGACTATGATTGATCTATTGCAGAATATGATTAATGATTTTAAAAAAGATTGTGAAAAGAAAAATGCGTCATTGTTATTTCGTATTCATTGGGACGGTGATTTCTTTAATGACACGTACACCAAAGCATGGAAACAAATCATCCTTAACAATACAGATATAAAATTCTGGGTATATACAAGGGTACAGCCTGCAGCGGTAATGCTAAAGGATATTCCTAATCTATCCTTATACTATTCAACAGACAGCGAGAATAAGCAGATAGGCGTTAATTTAAAGAAAGATCATGGGATACGCCTTGCATACCTTGCACAGAATTTTGCAATAGGTCAGGCAGATATGAAGGAGTTATTTAATCGACCTGGTGCTAAGTGCCCTGAAAACCTAAAAGCCATTCCACTTATCTCAAGCGCTGGCTCGGCTTGCGTATCTTGCGGTTTGTGTGTATACTCTAAGAGCGACATAGTCTTTTCATCATCTAAGAAATAAGGGGCATATGGAGATACTAATAGTATTATCACTTATATTCTTATATATCCTATTCTCAGGCATGGGGCATTAAGTGTGATATATCTCACATCTCAATATATGAGATTATCCATGAGATAATTTGTATTTTTGACCAAAAAATGTTAGACTTATACAGTAAGCAAAAACCAACAAGAAGGAGAACCATGTCCGTAGCAAACGCAACATACAAGGTAGGCGACACCTACACATCACAAAAATCAAAGGTAGTAGGAACTATTACCGAAATTGTGCCAACTAACAAGAACACAGTTAGAGTTAAGTTAGATGTTAATGGCTCAACTCGCTGGACAACTTGGACAGCAAAGAACGCTTAATCTTAGCCTAGTGGCTAAAGTCCTGAGCATGACGAGAAACTGCTCAACTTAATACCCCCATCAAACTCACCAACAGAAACGGAAACAAACCAAATGGCAAGAAGCAAACCCATCAGCGTAAAAATCGCTACTGCTAAGGTTATCAAAGCCTTAGAAACAAAGTTAGCACAAGTAAATGCTGACTACACAAATCAAGATGAACTGGAAGCAAAGTTCCAAAAGCAAGTAGATAAATGGCGCAAAGAAGTTGCTAAGTTTGCTACTGCTAACATCTCAAAGGCTGAAAACCTACGCACTAACTATCGTTCTTGGAACAAAACCCTTAATGTTGATTTTGATTTAATCACAGATGAGGCAGACTTTCCCAAAGAGCCTGAGCGTAATTTTGAGCAAATCCATGCTCATACTTATCGTGAAATGAAAGAGGAACTTGAGAACGCTATCCGTATCCTTAAAATGACGGACGAGGAAACAGTTAGCACTAGCACATATAACGCTATTGCTCGTTATCTCTAATAGTATTGGGGGGGTTCTTGACTTGCCCCCCCAAAAATGTTATACTTAATATAACAAACCACCACAACAGAAAAGGAAAATCATGACACTAGGCGGATACACATACCAACTAGGTGATTTATTCACCACAAGCAAAACAGGTATCACAGGTAGAATTGTAAAGTTCTCACCTATCAACTCTAAGACCACTAGAGTATCCTTACAATTAGCAAATGGCGCAAGACGCCTTGCTATGGTAAGCACAACTAAATAATTTATCTCTGATAAGCACTTGGCTTAATTGCTAAGTTATTCCTGAGATAAGACTCCTGAGCATGAGTTCTAAACTGCTCATCTTTAATTGCCCCCCGCAAAAATCCGGGGCAGCGTGATCTAAATCACATCTCATTATGTGAGACTAATTAAGAACTGAACTTGCATTCCCACAATCTTGATGATATTATTGTATTAACAGAAAAGGAACCCCTAATGAGCGAAGTAATGACACAGGAGCAGTTATCTGTTCCATACAATCCTAACCTACTTGTAACCTACAAGGCTATACCTGACACCTATGCAGCACCTGAAAGCCCTACATTCATGACTGATAAAGTTACTGATCTTGAATGGGAACTACATCAAGGCAGAACTAATGCCAATCTAGCAGCAGAGCGTCGTTTAGACATCTCATGGCTTGAAGATCAAATTCCTGAATGGTATGACCCAAACTATTCTAAAGAAGAAGTTTTAAAAGCGCTAACACAACACTTTAATCTTAATCCTGTAAAGCAAATGAGTGTATACGGCACCGTTACATTCAGTGGAACTATTAACATCCCATTGGATGAGATTGAAGACTTTGATCTAAGCAGTGTAACCATTGATGCAGAATTAAGTTCATATGACTATGACGCTGACTTAACTGTAGACGATGTGTCACTTGAGGAGAACTAATAAGAGATCTGTAGCATCCGCTGCAGGGACCGCTTAAATTTGATAGGGGGCTATCAACGTCGTGGGCCAAGACGTAAAACTGGCCCTAACAAAAACCCGGCCCCGCCCGAAATGTCCGATTTATACCAATTAAGAAGATTAAACCATTTTCCCCAATCCTATTTGACATTGGCTGTCATGACTGCTAAACTTAGTTAAAACAACCGAAAGGATAAAAATGGCTCATGATTTAGAAACTCAAAATGGCGTAGCAAGTTTTGCTTCATTTAGAGAGCCTGCATGGCACAATCTTGGCACAGTATTTGATACTGAAAAAAATACAAGTGAAATGCTTGTTGCTGCTAACTTAAATAATTGGAATGTTAGACTAGAGGATTTAGAAATCCCATCTAGTTTAGTATCTGACAAACAATATCAATATGTTGTTCGTACAAACCCAACTGATAAATCTCAAACTGATGTTTTGGGAATTGTTGGTGAGCGATACACACCACTACAAAATGAAGAGTTATTTGCATTTGGCGATAACATTCTTGATGGTGGAGGTCGTTGGGAAACTGCTGGCTCTCTTAAGGGTGGTCGTGTAGTATTTGGCTCTCTTGCTTTAGAGCGTGAAACTGTATTAGACCCAAATGGTGTTGCGGATAAGGTTAAAACTTATTTGCTTATTAACACTAGCCATGATGGCTCTATTGCAATTCAGGCTTCTATCACTCCCGTTCGTGTTGTGTGCGCTAACACTCTTAATGTTGCACTCAATCGTACTAAGAAAAAAGATGGCGTCAAGCAATCTTTCAAAATCCGTCATACACAAACTGCCAATGGCAAGGTTGCTGTTGCTCGTCAAGCACTAGGTATGGCTAACTCATACATGGACGAATTCGACAAGATGGCTCATGCTATGATACAAAAAGAAATATCAGCGAAAGATTTCAATGATATTATTCTTGCTGCTTATCCAAAACCTGAATTAGATACTAAGGGTGCAATCAAGAAATGGGAAAACAAGGTAAATATGATTAACGATATTTATACTGGTGATTTTAATGGCATGATTGCTGGTAATGCTTGGGGCGCATTTAATGCACTTACTGAGCGTTTAGACTGGTATCGTTCATCTCGTAGTGCAAATGGCGAAAGCATGTTTGCTGCTGCTTCTGGATTTGACCCTGCAACTAATGCAGAAAAAAATCGTTTGCTAACTGTTGTGCAAAAAACTTTGCAACTAGTTTAGTAAAAAATCCTGAGCATGATTTAAAACTGCTCACCATTGGTTCTGTAGCATAGTTGGTTAATGCGCTACCCTGTCACGGTAGAGATCGTGGGTTCAAGTCCCATCAGAGCCGCTCCGGGTTTTCTTTCTTTAAATAATAACACATGATTGTTTCATTAAGAAAGATTGACTTTTTCCCCAGTTTCCTGTAAAATATTAACATGACCACAATTAACAAACCACTAACCATAGACGGCCTAATAATGAATATATATGAGGACAACTCTGAACATTTTGACTTTATATATAGCATGAATAATGGAGACTGCGATTGTTGTCTTCACTTTGCGATGAA